CCTACTGGTAACGACGATTTTTTGAAGACGGTTGGGTGGGAGCCAAACAGAGACATAGCTAGAGCTGGGGATAAAATATCTGTCAATGATGAATTGAAAGTGGTAACCGCTCCAGTGCGTAGCGATGGTGTTGGGTCTGCTGTTATAAGCATATCTCCAAGACTTAGAAAACCTATTGCCGCAGGGGATACTATGAAGATAATAACTCAATCCCCAAAGGGTAGGTTTCATATCAGAGATATTTATAAAATTAAGCAAAAAGTCGATGCTATGCAAAAAGGTGATAATATAGTTATCAACTTCTTTGAGGATTTCTAAGATGATTAGAGCGCCATTAGATAATTTATTTCTTGAAAAGCTGGAGCTTGATGGTGTTGAGATCTTAATTGCTGCAAAGCTGGAGCTACCGACAGGAACTGTCAGGGTGTGCTCAGGCACTGGTGTTGTAGTAATTGAGGGGCAATATTTTATAGGGATAGGTGGATCAGCAACATTAACTGCTGTGTCTGAGAAAGATGCCACCAACTTCGGATCTGTGGTAGCGACATTGAACGGGTTTGATCCTAAGTATGTGGGTGATCTGCTGAAGACGGAGTATTCTGGGTGTCGTGCCACGTTGTACATTACCGCTATGGAGAATGGTCTGCCTGTTACAACCAATGGCTTGTTTGACGGCCTTATAACAGATATGGCTATTCAGACGGGTGAGAATAGTGCTTTGTCCATATCCATTTCTTCCATCTTCAACAGTTGGTTAAGAGGTTTTCCTTATCGGTACACGGAGGAAAGCCACAGCTCAAGAAACGATAATGACAGATTTTTTAAATATGTGGATCAGGTGGCGAGCCGCCCGATCATTTGGGAGGTTTAATGAGCACACACCCTCGTTTAGTGGATTGGCAAGAAAGATTGTGGAAAGTGTTTGACGAAGAGGCCACCATACCTTTTGAATGGGGATTCCACGATTGCTGCACCTTTGCAGCTAAGTGTGTTGATGCCCAATACGGAACAGATTTTCTTTCTAACTTCGAAGGAACGTATAAAACAGAGTTGGAAAGCAAAAGATGGTGCATGCTCCGTTTCAAAACCACACACCTGCCTACTATTTTTGATCTCTTTATGACTCGACTAGATACTCCTAAACAGGTTCAGCGTGGCGATATTGTTATCTTCGAAGGTCTGAACGGGCTCACCGCTGGTGTGTTCTGGAACAACCAGATTTGGGCGAAAGGTGATAAAGGGGTCTTTATGTTCGACATGAAAGATTCTATAGTTGTTGATGTCTGGAGGTATTAATGCCAATTGCAATGATTGATAACATCGTTGCTTCTGCAAGATCTTCAAGTTATGACTGGAACGCATCCAAGGCAGCTCTGGCTGACAGCCTGAACACTGTTACCACCAGAACTCTGGATAAGATTTTTGAGGGCAACAAATCTTACAGAAGTCAGCAAGATAGACAAAAGCTTCTCAGATCTTCTGCTGCACCCTGCTCTGTAGTGTATGGGAAGACACGCACATCCGGATTGCTTGCGTTTTTGGAGCAGGATAGCGACAGAACCCTCCATTGTGCTATTGTTCTTGCCAATCACCCTCTGGAAGGTATAGAAGATATACTTATCGACGGTAATCCTATTTCCTCGTATGGAGATCTGGTATCGTGGGAGCTACATAACGACAGAAAAACATCTGATCCTTTCATGGGTACACACTGCCCATCATGGTCACCCGACATGATAGGTAGAGGGATCAGTTGGCTACGTGCCAGCTTCAGGTTTGACCCTAACAAGTTTCCTTTTGGGTTGCCAAACGTTACACTTGTCAAGGTTGGTAAAAAATGCTATGATCCTCGTATCAGTAAAGAGGTGTATACCAATAACGCGGCCTTGGTGATCCTAGACTATTTAAGAACGTACCTTAAATGTCCTGACGAAACCATTAACTGGGAGTCCTTCAAGGAGGCTGCCAACATATGCGACGAGGCGGTAAAAAACGCTGACGGAACCAGTGAGCGACGTTACACCATTAACGGTGAGTTTGACATGGATGAGGCCCCAGCAAGCATTATGGCAGAAATGCTGAAAGCTTGTGGTGCAGATCTCAGCTATATAGCTGGTAAGTATGGTTTGCTGGTTGGTGCATACTATGGCCCGGCAACAATGACACTGAGTGAGGATTGTGTCTGTGGTGAGGTCAAGATCTATCCGGAAGCCTCATTTGACAAAAGATCCAACACAATAACTGGCAGATTCACCAGTCCTACCAAAGGGTATTCTGAAACAGATTTTCCATCAGTGTTTGTCCCAGAGTGGATAGAGAAGGATGGAGAAAGAAAGATAATCGATATAGACTATCGCTTTGTTACCAGCCCTTATCAAGCTCAGCGTGTTTCTGCAATATTCTTAAGACGTGCCAGAGCTGGCAGGATTATTGAAGTCACCTGCAATATGCGAGGTTTTAAATTTAAGCCTGGTCGTTACGTCACAATGGATCTTCCAAGTATTGGTATAGTGGGCCAAGAAATGAGGGTTCTTGAATGGGAGTTCACCAAAAAGGGCGGTGTCAAGGTAAAACTTCGTCAAGATGCTAAAGAGTGGAATGATGCCACAGGGCAACTTCCGGATTCTGGCGATGTAGATATTCCGATATCTCCATCCGGTGTAGCTCAACCGCAAAACTTCAGATACTCCGTCCTCCAAGCTGGGGAAATAACTCACGGTGTTCTGGCTTGGGACAACGTTGGGACTTACGCTCAAAATATTGTGCAGGTAAGAAAGAACGGAGAGATTGTTTGGACAGCACAGACAGTTGAGCAGTTTGTCCGAGTAGAAGGCTTGACCAAAGGGTCATACACAGCAACCGTGGTTGCAACATCCTATAAAGGTGGTGTATCTCCAGAAGCGTACTGTGAGTTTAACATTCAGGCACCTGAAGCTCCGGTTTCTGTAGAGGTTAAGCAAGGATACTTTGCTATCACCTTGATTCCGCATAGTAGGGATTTAGCAAGTGTTAGCACCCAGTATGACTTTTGGACATCTGGTATGACAAGGTTGCCAGACACCAGTGATGCAACCGTTACTTCAAACGCCACCCGTATGGGTGTTGGTTCAACTTGGACATCTGAAGGCCTGCAGAACGATAAGGTTTATTATTGGTATATTCGAACCACAAACGCTTTTGGTAGCTCTCAGTTTGTAGAATGCGCTGCACGCTGCTACACCTCTATTGAGGATTTGATGCCTCAGATAGATGCTGAATTCAAAAAGACAGAAACTTATGAAGAGTTGATGAGCACTTTGGATTCCTCTATTGAAGAGGTTGAAAATCGTGTCACAGAACTTAACAGGTACATGGATGGTAGAGTTGACGAGGCTTTTGACCACATGGAAGGTGAGTTCTCTAGAGTAGACAAGCTGTATGCTCAGTTGGGGGATAGGGTTGGAATATTCATCCAAGAAACCCACGACAACTTCCAGGACGTTAATGGAACGCTTACCACTCTAGACCAGAAACTGGTAGCCACTCAGAACAAGTTTGCAGATGATCTTTCTAAAGAAAGTGGCAAGCTGACTTCTCTAATCCAGACCACTAACAAAGCTACAACCGATCTGCTAAATCAGAAAACTGAAGCTTTGGACGAGAAGATTGTTTCAACAAGGGGGGAGTTGGAAGATGCTTTAGCACAGGAAAGCTCTGAGCTGAACTCTCTGATTGTATCAACCAATAAGACGACTACAGATCTCCTTAATCGGAAAACCGAGGCTTTAGACAATAAACTGACAGCAACGAAAGGTGAGTTGACCAACAACCTGCAGAATGAGAGTGCTAAACTATCATCCTTGATTGAGTCAACCAACAAATCCACCACTGATCTTCTTAATAAGAAAACAGAGGCGTTGGATGAAAAACTGGTTGCTGCACAGGGCGAGTTGACTGAGCAGATTGGAGATGTTGAAAAAGGCTATCTGGCTGGTGATAAGGGCCTAGAGGGCAAGTTGAATACTCAAAGATCTGAGTTGGATGCGAGCATTCTGAGCACTAACCAGGCCACTGTGGACTTGCTGAATAGAACTTCTGAGACTCTTGACCAGAAGATTAGCCAGACCAACGCCACAGTGTCCAAAAACTACACCACGCTTGATGGTAAGATAAACACCGCCAAGTCTGATCTTAATACGTTGATTTCTACCACCAACAAGGCCACAACTGACCTGTTGAATCAGAAAACTGCAGCTTTGACTGAGCAGTTAACCACTGCTAAAGGGCAGATTACAACCAACACCAATAATATTACTGGGTTGGACAATAAGTTGACTCAGACTAAGACAGACTTGTCTGCGAATATTTCTGAAACTAATAACGCCACTGTTGATCTGATTAACGGCACAGCGTCAGCTATTCGTCAAGAACTTGCCGTTGCTAAGCAGGAAATCATTGATGGCGTTGGTGATGTGTCCGAGATCAGGGCTGCAGTAGCTACAACAGCTAAGGCTGTAACCGACTTAGAGGGTAAAGTAAATGCCCAGTGGGGCACAAAAATACAGGTAGACTCCTCAGGGAATAAATATGTTGCAGGTATTCAGTTGGGGATGGAAGGGTCTGGAGGCCAAGTTCAATCCTACTTCATGGTTAGTGCAAACAATTTTGCGGTATACAACCCCGGAAATGGAACAGCAACCCTTGCTTTCGCAATCAAGAACAACCAAGCGTTCTTGAAAGACGCTTTTATAGAGAATGGCACGATCTCCTCTGCCAAGATCGCACAAGAAATTTCGTCAAACAACTACGATAGCGACGGGTACCATAAATACGGTTGGTATATTAACAAGAACGGGCACGCCCAGTTTATGGATGTGTGGGTGAAAGGCAACATCAATGCCAGTTCTGGTAACTTCACAGGGGCAGTTAACGCCACTAGTGGTACCTTCCGTGGGGATGTTTATGCCAATAATGGTAGCTTTAGGGGCACCATAGATGCAACCGGAGGTACCTTCCGTGGTCGTGTAGAAGCTTCTGTTATCCGCGCTAACCAGTTCGAAGGTGCAATTGTTGCACACAGGACTTACGGGGATTGTGCTCCAGTATATAACTCCCAGCAAAGGGTTTGCCGTTGGAGGTGGAGATACGTAGATAACGTTTCAGGTCAGGGTAAGAACGTAACATTCTTCTTTAAACTGAATGGTACTCTTGCCAGCTCCCACCTGAATGCATGGATAGCTGGTCATCAGATCCTTGCTGGCAAGAAGTATTTTAACGACAACAACGGCATGTGTGCGGTAGGGATAACAGGTCTGGGTGAACAAACTATAGACATTGTTATTGAGATTTACACACCGTGGTCAACGTCGAGCGTGACAGGTGTCACAATCTCCTGTCCTACTGTGATAGTAAGTCGTTCAAACTCTAGCTTCCAGGGACCTTGGAACGAGTCTCACGACTAACCTTTAAAGCCCCGCTTCGGCGGGGTTTATTTTTATGCTCAGATTGACTATTGTTACAAAATTTGGTAAAATACCTTGTAGAGATTTTCATACCGGAGGAGTGACGTGGCTAAGTATGGATTGACAGAGGCTGGTTTCGTTATACCAACCCTAAATGACCTAATCGTTGAAACTAAGCAAAGCCTGATCCGTGCTTTTGGCGAAAACTTCAACGTACAGAGTAACTCCGTTGCAGATAAGCTGACCACTATCTTCAACGAGCGAGAGTATCAACTTATTCTTATGGCAGCATCTGTATACGCATCACAGACGCTGTACGGGGCAGAAGGTATTTACCTGGATGAGCTTCTTGGAAGACAGGGTATTTACCGAAGAGGCCGTTCTAAATCATCAGGTACCTGCCAGTTGACAATCAACACAACTGTGCCGTACAATATGATTTATGATTCCAAAACTTATACGCTGGACAGTGGCAACTTTGTTCTTAGCAACGATGTGCAAGTAGCAGGGAATCTTATTGCTCACAGAATAAATGCTCCAGACCTAAGGATTGGTAAATACAACTTTCAAATTACCAACCAGACAGATGGAAGTATCAAAACAAAAAGTCTGGTTTTAACAGATAAGTCTCTGGACTCTTCTGATTTGCCAAGTTTTTACGGAGAGATTAAGCAGTTCATTGTCGATAATACAACCCTGTTGAACGACGATTTGATTCAGATCGATATGTTGACAGGAACGTTGTGGATAGGGTACAATTCGAATCTTGATCAAGTTGGACTTAATAGTAGGGTAGATTTCAGAGTATCTCCGATTGTAGGGGAAAGAACTATCACCCTAGATGTTATCGCTAACGAGGCTGGTGAGCTGTCAAGAGAGGCAGAAACCGTGACAACAATGTCACCTACTCCCAGTGGATTTATCACGCTTACCAACCGAGAAAGATTCAATGAAGGCAGGGATGTTGAGAAAGACTCAGAGTATCGCTTAAGAGCTTCCAGCACAAAACAGTTAACATCTAAAGCTACCCGTCCTGCAATCCTTAGCGCTGTAAGCGAGGTGAAAGGTGTTGAGAAAGTGAGAGTGTTCTCCAACAACACTGATAAAACTGATGCTAAAGGTATACCTCCTTACAAGTTCCAAGTGGTTGTGTTTGGTGGTGCAACGGAGGACATTTGCCAAGCACTTTACCAAACTATAGCCTGTACTAACAGGACTTATGGTAATATTTTCTATGATGTCACTACATCTGATGGTCAAACTGAAAGAATTTATTACTCCAAGGCAAATACCTACCGCCTAGATGTAAGAATTACCTACTCCGGTGCCGCACTTTCCACAACCGAAAAAGATGCCATTGTAGAGGCTCTTTTGCAGGTTGTTAACGGACTAGATGTTGCAGATACGTTGTATAATATCCAATTGGTCGGTGCTGCATCTGCTGCTGTATCAATAGGCAGATTTAATAGACTGGTAATTCAAGTTAAACCAGTAGGAGCTTCTGATGAAGCTTACACTACAAACGATATTGTTGCGAACATGACCGAGGTGTTTGACCTCGACGAAAGTAATATAACTTTCCAACAAACTATTTAAGGCGGCGAGATATGGCAGAGATTAAGTCGGATGTTAACCACATCCACACTCTGCCAGATTTTGTTCAGGGAGGTCTTGACTACCTGCCTGGAGATTTTCTGGCTGAGAAGGTTAATTTAGTCACATTCTTAACCGTATACCTTAAAAGGTTGGAGGATGTTGATAAGATGCTGGTAGGTTTGGCTGAAGGAAGATTGCTTAACAATGCCAGCGGAAGATACCTTGACGAAGTTGGTAATCAACTTGGTATTCTTAGGAATGGACTTTCAGATGCTGATTTTCGTGCCACACTAATTATTCAGCAGGCCGCAGCATCAAGGGGCGGGACTCGCGAAGATGTCATCTCCACCTTGCGACAATTGTTCGGAAGAGACAATTTCGATACGTGGAAAGGAGACAACTTCAGGTTTGACATAAATATTAGAAAAACTTGCTTTGACATATTGCAGTCTATCGATCAGATCTTAGATATGCTACCATTGCCTTGTCATTTGCGTCTTACAGAATCGCAAGGGCAAGCTTTTGGTTTTGAAGGGGACTCTACAGCTCTTGGCTTCGGATCAGTATGGGAAGAAAACCAGTTTGGAGTTGGTGGGCTGGCTACTTTGCTGTATGTTCCTGACGTAAGACCTGATTGGGACACCACAACCATTTATTGTGAAAGTATTACAGTAAACGCAACTAGACAGGAGGGTTAATGGCAACAGCTGTTTTTAAACCTTACCGTGATTACTCTACAATGGCTGCACGGTTTCATTACCGAACAGTTCAGGATACTGCCGTTCCTGGTAGGGATTATGATCATGTTGAGGGCGATGTAACTATCCCAGTTGGGGCAACCAGTATTGAGATCCCCGTGGAAATTGTTGACAAATTACCCAACAGGTTGCCAAGAAGCTTCTTTATGGAGTTTTCATCAAAATCTCAAGGGGTGATGATTGGAACACAAAGGGCGAAATGTACAATAGTTTCAGATGAGAATCTTGACAGGATATCTTGGGATACTGTTGAGGAGAGAATGTTTCACCCAAGATATTGGGTTACAACCACTCAGCAGACTGAAAGTACCTGTATTGTTGCAGATAACAACTGTTGTATTAACCGTTTAGTGTCAAGAACATATGGAGGTATGGCTGGGTGCATTTGGGAAACAGTTGACAAGTATGACCATTTCGGTATTGGGTTTGATGATCACTATGAGATGAGAAACACCAAGCTTTGGTTCAGAATGTCAATAACCAACGCCAGCAACTTCTCCACTCCTGAAAAGATGATTATGACTGTAGACCTTGTTGATGGCACAATCATCTATGTTCCTTTAGCTCAATATGCTGTCAGCATCTCAGAGGATAAGAATGTTGCAGAAATTCATATTGATTTTGAGGACTGCGTCGGGATGGACCAGAACAACAACATGATGGGTGTTGATCCTCGGCAGGTGAGAAGGATTTTAATACCGCTTATGCCTAAAGACTGGGTAAGTAATAGCACAGACCCGAGAACGGAAAATGTAGAGTGTGAGTTGCGCCTAGATCTGCTTCAGCCAGACACAGGCTGGAAAATGATGCAACTTAACAATATCCAGGTGAGAGAGCACGATGTTGGGATCTGCACCGCATATGACGATATGTGGAACGTGTCTCCTTTAAGGGTGTTGAACAATATCAAGCGTCTGGGCTATACCGGAACCATAAACCATTATGTTGGTATGAGTCATTATTATGACTACACATGGTCAGGAACCCAATGGTCTATAAACAGAACAGGAGCGCTAAACGCTGCAGCTTATAAATGGCATGATGATTTTATGTACAATGCCAAACGACATAACTTCGACGTTATGCAATCTGTAAGTTTTGAGCTTTTCAGCGATGCCTGCCCGTTGGAATGGACCCAAAGAGACTGGAACGATAACTACGCTAAAACAGGGTATACACCTTGTAGCTACCTCCTGTCTCCAACCATTGAAGAGGGTATGAATTTCCTTACTGCAGTATTTAAGAATTTTGCATCAGCCGCTATGAGAAACAACCTGCCAGTGATTATGCAGGTTGGTGAACCGTGGTGGTGGTACAATACCGATACTCGTAGACCTTGTATTTATGATTACCCTACAAAACAGGCGTTTTATGATGAGACAGGCGAGTATGCATTAGATATTGGGACTATTGACGATCCTAAAACTGGCGGTGTTTACGATAAGTATGTAGCATTTTGTCGTGGTAAGCTTGGCGCTCGTATTGCGGCTATTTCAAAGGCAATAAAGGCACACGCTGCATCAGCTCAGATGACAGCTCTGCTGTTTTTCCCAACCATTATGGAAACCGAGCTTACGCAAAAGCTTAACCTTGCTGACCAATATAAAAAGGAAGCAGGTGCTCTTGATTTCTTCTGCACCGAGTGCTACGATTGGGTGATGCAGGGAGGTATTGAAAAGGCAAAAGAGTCTGTAAACATACCTATCGTTAAGTTAGGTTGGCAACCGTCTGAAATACAATACCTTGCAGGGTTCGTTCCTAGTAAAGAGCTTGCTCCGGTATATGGTTACGACCCAACCAGGAATTACCAAGAATTTTTATGGAGATGTATTTGCGGAAACATGGCAACTATAGAGTATAGATATCCTGAGGTAAAACAGTATGTGTGGGCATACCCGCAAGTAATGTCTGACAGCATCACTGTTACCGCTAGAGATTCTACCGTGCTTCATATGGGGCAGGTTGCTCTGAAAGGGTATGTAGAAGATGTTGTCCCGCCAGACTTCTCATAATCAGGAGATAAAATGTCAAAACCTAGTTTTCCATTAGAGATTTGGGCAGAGGAGGATCAGGTTCTGCCTAACACCCACAGACAGAACAGGCTACGCCCGATTGATGATTTGTGGAGAAAAGGTTGGGATCTTGGTCAAAAGCCCTCATGTGAAGAACTTAACTATATTTTCAATATGCTCGGGACTTGGGCAAAATACATTGCTGACGAGCAGATCCCAGCTCAAGAAGGCCGTTATCTGGTACGTGATAATAACTTGAGCGATCTTTTGAACATTCCTGTTGCCCGTAGAAACCTTGGGATTATCACTAAGGAAGAGGCAGACGCCAGGTATGTAAAAGTTACAGGTGATACAATGACAGGCCCCTTGGGGTTGCAACGTATCAACTTTAAAGCTGCCGAGACAGATAAGGCTTGGATAGAGACAACTATTGGCCCAGATAAGACAACCCTTGACTTTGGGTTAAGTGATAATACCGGGTCGTTTGATGATGGTGGTACATCTATAGTAGATGCGTTTCGTTGGAGATTCCAGCCAACTCAGCCGGATATTAATCCAGAGTTCACTTTGATGTACCTTAACGCGATCACGGCTAATCGTGCGCTGTTGAAAGTGGTAGGCAATGTTGAAGTTGTCGATAACATGAGGTGCAATAACCTTACCATCAGCAATACAGCAACATTCACCAACTGTAATGTGG